ATTGATACTTCATCAAATAAATTAGCGGTGATCTGATCGACTCCTAAAAAGATAGATTCAACTGCGACTAAGTATCCGCCATCCCAATCTTGGGGGGCAATATCAAGTGACTCTGATAAAACTTGAATAGCGGCGGCTGCATCACCTTGGAGCAATAGATTGCCACTAGAAATTACTGAACGGTTGGCCATCCCAACCAATGAGCCTTGACTTTGAGTTGTTAATTGCCATCCACATGAAGCATCAGCTGCAACAGGTATAGTTTGTATCCCACTCAGAGGAGAACCAAAGGCTATGCTACAATTATGAATACGCATCACTGTTTTACCCAGAGCATCAACAAATGAACCTAGGTCAATAGAAGTCTGTTGGAAATTAGTTGAATCGGTCTCAACAGTCGCTCGTATGAAGAATGAATCGCTTCTCGCCATGCTCTGGGCTAAGGCTACTCGGTGTATAAAGTAAACTAGGTGTTTCCCTACACATCACTTCAATCTTCTCTATACGAGCACACCATAAGATACTCTCCCTCACCACACCACTCCCCAATTATTTACCACCGTCTATAGTATAGCAAGTATCTTTTTTACACCACATACATACATAGGTTCATATGCTCTGGACCCTTAGCTAGCAATATGAGGAATAAAATGATAACACTCTGCCCAACTTCATACGAACTTGCCCAGAAAATGCCGAACTTTAGTGGATGGGTGCGTGAAAAGGTGCTTGCTCAGAGAAGTGGCAATACTCAGAGGCCTCAAGAATGGGAATATAAATGCCCTTGCTGTAAGAAAACAATCATAGCACCATTGAGAACCTCCAGAGTTTGCTTCTGTATCAAAGAAGGTGGAGTAAATATGGATTTTATAGGGGAAGTGGTCGCATGAGTCATGGTAAATGTGATTGTGGGTTTAAGTTTCCTCTGGCAATGAATAAAGATGTTCACTTTCACATAGGGGTGTGGTGTGGTAATTGTAATCAGAAGTGGTCTTTCAGTTCAAATGTTGATGACGGACAGACAAAACTCTGGCCTCGCTACTTCAAATGCTCATGCGACGCCAGAAGATTCAAACAATGTATTTGTGACCCAGTGGTGATTGAATGAGAATAATATACAATGTGTCAGAAGGTAGTCATCACGAGAATATTTGGGTTGGCGGTCGCATCGTTGGAACAATGAGAGTGACCAATAGCGGTAAAATTATTTCAATTTGGATGAGTGAACCATACAACCAGTTGTTCTTTCCAGAGGATTTAGAATCTCATCGATGAGATTAACGCCTCTTTTGACCCAATACCGGCTGTTTTTTCCGGAATAGGGACATCGATGATTCGGTTTCCGGTAAAAATTGCTTGCTGCAGTCGGTGAAATTCGCCGAATACCTGTTATCGAATTGTCGGAAACCGGAAATTGGCATTCACGCTTGAGAAGTTTCTTTGATGATTGAAATAATGGCTTCATTATCATCTAGCAAAACCATTTGACACTCAATAAGATAATTGTAAACGCCTGTATCACTTGAAATCATTGATAAAAACATATCTCGGTTGACTACATGGTCAGGGTCAAGGAACTCTGAGTGTATTTCAGCCGAACCATTTCCAACAGTCCAACCAAACTGAGAGTTATCTCCAGCATTCATCGCACTTCCAGTTATCAGAGTTTCATAACTTAGAATCCCTATGAAGGTATCAGCAGGGTCTACAGCCCACATTTGAAATCTTTTCACGATTAACCCTTGATTGATGAGTCCATCAGACACAATTAGATTTTTACGAGCGACTCCAGCCACAACTGTAGTTTGTCCTCTAAGGGTTCTAATCCTGGTGCTTTTCATTTCAACCCCTCTTTGCTAACCGATGTGCTTCTTTTTGAGCCCTTGAAAATCCATTCTTTGCCCATGAGCCACTCTTTAGTTTGTATTTCTTAGCCACTCTCTTGAATGCAGCTGCATATCTCCTAGAGTATGCTGAGGCCTTTCGCTTAACCTTAGTTTCCACCGCTGCTACTATTGGCATAGCCGCTTCAATAACAACGGGATTGACTCCCTCAGCCATCAGAAGGCCTCGTATCATGTTACAAGTAGTGCAAGCCAAGAGTGTTCCCTCACTGTTGGCTTAGTGCTAGTGCCATTGATGCTGCGGCAGTCATAGTCTCTACTGTGCATTCTAGAACGATTGATACTTCATCAAATAAATTAGCGGTGATCTGATCGACTCCTAAAAAGATAGATTCAACTGCGACTAAGTATCCGCCATCCCAATCTTGGGGGGCAATATCAAGTGACTCTGATAAAACTTGAATAGCGGCGGCTGCATCA